CAGAAATGAGGGCGGTTAGTTTGGAACTGTGTCAAGTGAAATAAATACATTAGAGCAAGAGTCAAACAAGTGGATTCCTGTAAGTGAGAGGTTGCCAAAAGAGAACGGATGGTATCAATGTACAGTTATCCCAAATAATGTACCAATGACATTGGAATTGTTTTTTAAAAATGGTAAGTGGTTAGATAATCGAAGAATTAATATGTTTGATCTATATGATATATATGGCTATGGCAATACTAAAGAAAAACATAAATTATCTTATCAGGATCTGATTTCAGAATTCGAGTGGACAGAAAATGTTATTGCATGGATGCCCTTGCCAGAACCCTATAGAGGAGAAACAAAATGAAAGAAGAAAGACTGGATAAACTCATTGAATATCTTGAAGAATTACAACCTGATACTTGCCCGTTTTATGACGCAGGAATTAATAACAAAACGACACTAGACTTTTCGGAAGAATTGCCATTCTGCACCGAAGATTACTGTATGAAATATGGCGGTGTTGAATGTTGGAAAAGGTGGATTATGGGGGAAAAGGAATGAAGAATCTTAAATTTACAAACAGAATGTCAATTAGCAAATTTATAAACTATAAAGAACAATTCATAAACCTTGTCCGATTAATAGGTGTAATCACCTATGGAAAAGAGCGTTGGCTTCTTCAAGATAATGATTATTGGTACGACCGAGAAACAGGAACATATATCGACACCAATGAATTACAAGACAGAATATGCGATGTGATTAATGATTTAGAAAGGAATTGCCATTAATGAACCTAACAAGAAAGCTATTTAAAATCGTTATTACACTAACAGGTTTAATCATCGGATCATTGGCTAGTATCAATACACAGATGATTCCAACAAGAATTGAGGTTGTAAGCAATGAAAACGTACATTTACTATTGAAAGACAACGGAAACAACGTATCAAGCGTAAATGTATCAGGAATGTCATTATTGCCGATACACGTTGATAACACAGGTTATTATTTCTCACCGACACTTACGATGGACGATCTATCTAAAACTGATGTAAGAGTTAGCGAAAATTATATCTTTAAAAGTGTGGATGCACGATTAGATACTCAAACAGACAACGCTTATCTTCAGGCTGAACTCGTAATCAATGGCGAGGACAAAGTAAACAAGGCAATAAGGTGTCAGTTAAGAATAGGCACTAATTACTATTATTTAAGTCAGGATGAGCCGATATGCCTAACAGATGTATTGTTGAGCAACACAAAAGACACGACCATTAAGGCTTCGTTTTATTACGAACTAGAGGACGAGAGTTGCACCATTGAGAATCTAAATAATGCGAATGGAAGTGACGTGGAGTTGAAACTGTATGTGTATGTCAAAGAGTGATGTTATGAGAAAAGAAATAATTGTCTGTCAGATGGATCAACTGCCAAAGAATCTCACTTGTGAGAGAGTAATAACAAACAATGATGATTTAATACTATTAAACGCTGAAATGGATGATGTTTATTGGGATGAGGTGCATTTTCCGTTAAGCACACTAGAAAGCTATTACATAAAGACGATATATGAAGATAAACAATAAGAAACGCAACCTCATAAGATATAAATATTACAAAACCGATACGCTTTATGCTGATAATAACTTCTATTTCATCACCTATAACGATTCACGATGCAGAGTTAATAGTATAAAACAGAAACATGGAATCAATCAGAGGTGGGCATTAATGGTACATACTAGAGAAGATGGCACAAACGTCTATCATAAGTGGGCAAAATCGGTTAAAGGTGATAAGCACATATTTATGGTGAGGTGGTTTGATACGTTGGCAGATAATAGGTTTCCATTAGCAGAAAGGTGATATGAAAATAAACAATAAGAAAAGACAGTCTGCAATCACAAAGCAAAAAGAAAGTTGGGTTAGAGCGTGGATAATAAACAAAGCGTATGAGGTATTGGGCGATGCGTTAGATAGTGCAATAATCTATGGAAAAGAACCGAAATATAAGCCTGAACCTTTTAAAGATGAGCGAGGTGAGGGAGTTAGGTTTACGATTCCTGTGCCTGATGTTATTGCTGAAAGGATCAAATATGATCGAACCGAATAACATATATCTAGGTGATTGCTACGAATTGATAAAAGAGATCCCTGATAAAAGTGTTGATCTGGTTTATACAGACATTCCTTATTTGTTTGATTCACATGGTGTAGGTAGTTCTGATCTGAATAAAAGAATAACAAACAGAACCGTTGAGTTAATGTCTATTGATGATAGATACAAAGTATCTAAAGGCCAGACTAATGCAGAAGCGTTAAGAATTGCTAAAAACATTAAAAATAAGCAGATTGGCACAACTTCTTTGGAAGATGGAATAGACTATAAAATCTTTGATGAATTGTGTAGAGTGATGAAATATATATATATATATATATATGGTGTTCAAAACTACAATTCGTAGATATACTCAAATATTTTGTTGAAGAAAAGAAATGTCATTTTAATCTTCTGGTATGGTGTAAAACAAATCCAGTTCCAGCTACAAATAATGTTTGGTTGCCTGATTTAGAGTATTGTTTCTGTTTTAAGGAAAGAAACGCACCTAGATATAATGATGGCTATGATCTAAAGCATAAATACTACGTTTCTGCGGCGAATAAGCTAGACAAGGACAATTACTCGCATCCGACAATAAAACCGATAGAACTTGTTAAAAAGCACATTTTACACAGCACTAACAAAGGTGATATAGTCCTAGATCCGTTCTGTGGTTCTGGTACAACTTGTAAAGCGTGTCAGGAAACAGATAGACAATACATAGGTTTTGAGATTAACCAAAAATATTATGAAATTGCCAAAGACAGACTAAACAACATCAATGCAAGAGGTGAAGTAAGTTTGTTTTAGTAAAATGGGAATGTATGAGATATATTCCTATAGTATTATGTTAGTGTAAATAAGTATCAAGAAAGGCAGTTAACGCTGCCTTTTTACTTTATTTACCTATTCAGAAAACCGATAATAAAGCCTATCACTCCTTCCGATAGGCTTATTTATTGTCGGGAGAGGAAAAACAATGGAATACGTAAACAAACAAGAAATAAAAGAAAAACTAGAAAGATTAATAAACGCCAGGAAAAATAAGCCTTGTAATAGGCAAGCACTTGTTGAATCACAGGCGTTCCGTTATTGCATTGCCATTGTTGATTCACTAGAAGTTTATGAAACAGATAACGACATATAAAGAACCTAAATGGGTTAAGTTAAGGGATTCTGTTTTAAGACGAGATAAATACATAGATCAATACCTTGCAAGATATGGAATATTTAAACCGGCAGAGCTGGTTCATCACATATTCCCTGTTATAGATTTTCCAGAATATCAGTATTGTGAATGGAATCTTATCTCAATAACGAAAAAAACGCACAATATGTTTCACGATAAAGAAACAGATATGTTGAGTAAGAAAGGTATAGAACTGTTGGAACGAACAGCAAGACGAAATAAGATACCTATACCATATGAATACATTAATCAGAGGAAAAAGAAAGTACATGCCATGTTTATGAATGGAAAGGGGGTTTAATGACACAGGAAAAATGGAGAAAAAAGATTGTTGAAAACTGTAAATCAGTAGGAACTTACGAAAAACATTTTGAAGATGTTATTGATACTCTTTCACAGATACTCGAACAAAGAGATATCGTTCATAAACAATGGGTTGATGAAGGAAAAATAACCATTATTACTCATGTAAATAAAGCCGGTGAAGCAAATCCGGCTAAAAATCCGTTAATAACACTAGAAGCTGACCTGAATACACAGGCTTTAGCACTCTGGAAAGAGTTATGTTTAACTCCAAAAAGTTTTAAAGACGCTAAAAACGTTAAAATAGATAAACCTAGCAGTTTTGAAGATATACTCAACGATATAACTTCTTGAAAAAATCGTATAAAGAAACATCAATTGAGTTTGCAAAAAGTGTTGTAAGTGGTAAAAAAATCGCTGGCAAAGAGGTTATATTAGCTTGTCAGCGTTTTTTAAACGATCTAAAAAGGAAGGATTTAGAGTTAAGAACTGCTGAACCGGATAACGCCATAAATATTATTCAAACGTTTTTAGTTCATCAACAAGGCGAGGATCTGGAAGGAAAACCATTACAAGGCAAACCAATGATATTAGAACCATGGCAGATATTCATTATCTATAATCTGCTTGGTTTTTATTACAAAGGCACAAACAAACGAAGGTATAAGGAAGCCTTTATTGAAGTTGCTAGAAAAAATGGTAAGACGAGCCTAGTTGCAAGTCTATCGTTCGCATTAAGTCTGTTGCAGAGGAAATCTGGAGCAAAAACTTATATTGTTGCTAGTGCCTTAAAACAAACGCTAGAAGCGTTTAACTTCTTGAAATTTTCATTGATGAATAAAGGCTATGATAAAGCAATGAAAATTAAAGATAATTCGTTTGAACATTCTATTAAATATCAATTTAAAAAGGATGGGAAAATAGATGGATCTTTTGAAATCTACGCTATGCCAACAAATCCTGACAGTCAGGATTCCTTTAACTGTTCATTTGTAATTGCAGATGAAGTTGCTAGTTATAAAAAACCTAGTCAATATAACAGATTTAAGGAAGCTACAGCAGCTTATGAGAACAGTTTAGTTATAGGCATTACAACTGCCGGTGATAACGTTAACTCATTTGGCTATGCTCATCAGGAGTATGCAATTAAGGTTGTTAATGGACTTGTAAAAGACGATAGCTTATTCGTTCTGATTGCAAGAGCAGACCAGGAAGAAAACGGAGATATTGATTTTACAAATCCGATACAACATGAGAAAGCAAATCTTAATTATGGTGTAACCATAAGGCCAGAAGAAATACTCCAGGCTAGTTTACAAGCTCAAAACGATCCGATCAAACGAAAAGACTTTTTATCACGTAGATTGAACAGATACACAACTTCAATGAAAGCGTGGTTTGACATTGAAGAATTTAAACGAAGTGATGAAAAGTATGATTGGACTTTGGAAGAATTAGCGAAGCTGAATATTAAATGGTATGGTGGCGCTGATTTATCCAGACAATCAGACCTAACCGCAGCTGCATTATATGGAAATTATAAGGGAGTTGATATTTGTATCACTCATGCCTTTTTTCCTATAACAGAAGCTGCAAACAAGGCTGAAAAAGACAAAATACCATTATATGGTTGGAAAGATGATGGTTGGCTTACTTTATGTAATTCACCGACAGTAAATGTTTCAGATGTTGTTAATTGGTTTATTGAAATGCGAGAAAAAGGTTTCAAGATCGTAGATGTAGGCCATGATAGAAAGTTTGCGGGTGAAGAATACTATCCTCAAATGGTTCATGCAGGGTTCAAAGTAACAGATCAACCGCAGTATTACTATCTGAAATCACAAGGTTTCAGGCACATTGAAAATACTGTTAAAAATGGCAACTTATATTATCTGCATAGTGAAGCATATGAATATTGTGTATCGAATGTTAAAGCTGTAGAAAAGACAGATGATATGGTGGCCTATGACAAGATACAGAAAGAACAGAGAATAGATTTATTCGATGCTTCTGTATTTGCTTGTTTAAGATATATAGACGCATTAACCAAAACAGCGAAAGTTGGTAAGTGGTTTGATTGAGGTTAATTAAATATGGCAAAAAGAAAAAGAAAAATAGAAAGTGTGAGAAATAACAAGAAAGACCTGACACAGGCCTTTTTTGTTAATTCATCTGATTTTGACAGTTTGTGCTGCACAGATTATGTTTCGTTAGACCACAATCCAGAAATCTTAACAGGTGTTAAGAAGATTGCTGAATTGATCGGTTCAATGACGATACATCTAATGGAAAACACAAAGAATGGTGATAAACGTATCATAAATGAATTATCAAGAAAAATAGATATAGATCCTATTCAGACAATGACACGTTCACATTGGATGGAATCTATCGTTATGAACTTACTGTTATATGGACAAGGCAACTCAATCGTAGTTCCTCATACCTATAATGGCAAGATCATGTCATTAGAACCTATATCAGCATCAAGGGTTAGTTTTATGCCGGTTAATGGGTATAGAAATTACAGAATATTGATTGATGGTTCTTCAAAAAGACCTGATGATGTTTTGCACTTTGTTTACAATCCTGATAAGTATTATCTCTGGAAAGGAACTGGTATCAACGTTCTGTTAAGAGATATTGCTAATAACTTGAAACAAGGCAGAGCTACTGAAAAAGGTTTTATGGAATCAAAATGGAAACCTTCGCTTATTGTCAGGATTGACAGTATGGTTGAACAATACCAAACAGCAGAAGGCAGAGAAAAGATTTTAAACAGTTATGTTAAATCTAACAACGCCGGCGAACCTTGGCTAGTGCCTGCTGAACAGTTCCAGGTAGAACAGGTTAAACCTTTAACTTTACAAGATTTAGCTATTAAGGACACTATGGAACTTGACAAGAAAACAGTAGCATCCATTCTTGGCATACCTTCATTCTTATTAGGTGTCGGAACATTTAATCGTGATGAATGGAATAACTTTATTCAGTACACAATCGGTTTTTTAGCAAAACTGATTGAACAGGAAATGACACGTAAGCTGGTTCTTAATCCGAAGTGGTATCTGAAGTTCAATATGTTATCACTTTACGATTACTCTATAGATTCAATTGTTTCATTTGCAAGTCTGTATGACAAAGGAATTGTAAACAAGAATGAAGTAAGAGATCGTATGGGAATGGAATCAGTAGAAAATGGCGATAAGTTTGTTATGTTAGAAAACTTCTTGCCTGATGATCAGATAGATAAACAAAAGAAAGTTGTAGGTAATGAGTAATGGAACAAAGATTTTTGAAGATGCACAACATTGAAACAAGAAGCACCGAAAACAACGATGATCTTTACATTGAAGGTTATTTCTCTGTTTTTGGGGATGTATATGAAGTCTGGGATGGTGTTACCGAAAGCATTGCACCAGGAGCATTTACAAACTCAATAAATGGGGATGTTAGGGCGCTTTATAACCATAACACCGATCTAATACTTGGAAGAACTACTAATAACACATTGGAGTTAAGACAAGATGATACCGGTTTATGGGGTAGGATCAAACTCAACAAGAAAGATTCTGATGCAGTAAACGCTTATGAAAGAATCGCAAGAGGTGATATTACTGGTTGCAGTTTTGGCTTTGACATTAAGGATGAAGAACGTACTGTTTCCGATGATGGTAGCGTTCATTACACCATAAAGGAAGTCGATCCGCTATATGAAATTTCACCATGCGTTTTTCCGGCCTATTCTGCGACAAGGGTAGAATCTCGCCACAAAAACGAAGAAAACATCAAGAAACGTTCTTTAAATGAGTGGAAGATCCAGATGAAAAACAGATTAAAAGGAGAGTAGAAATGGCATTAAGAGTATTAATGGCAAGCAAACGCCTTGATGAGAAAAAGAAAGAACTTGAAGAAATCCGCAATAAAAAAGCGGATTTTTCTTTGAGAGAAGCTGATCTCGAAAAGGCAATCGAAGAAGCATCAACTGAAGAAGAAAAGAAAGTTGTTGAAGAAGAAGTTGAAAAGTTTGAGAACGAAAAAACAGAACTCGACAACAAGGAAAAGGAAGTTGAAGGCGAAGTTACTAAATTTGAACAGGAGTTGTCAGATTTAGAAAAAGAACAGGAAACTGAACCTGTAGAAACTCCAAAAGAAAACGATCCAGAACCAGAGAAAAGAGAGGTAATTAGAATAATGGATAAGAGAAACTTTTTTGCAAACATTGATATGCAGACTAGAACTGCAATCTTTGATCAGGAAGATGTTAAGTCTTTCCTCGGTGAAGTAAGAACTGCTATTTCTCAAAAGAGAGCATTAACCAATGTAGGTCTTACTATTCCTGAAGTATTCCTTGGTTTCATTCGTGAAAACCTGATCGACTACTCAAAACTTTACAAACACGTAAACGTTAAGAGATTAAATGGCAATGGCCGTATGGTTATTGAAGGCACTATCCCTGAAGGCGTTTGGACTGAATGTTGTGCTAACCTTAACGAACTGAATTTAGCATGGAACGATGTTGAAGTTGACTGCTACAAAGTCGGTGGTTTCTTCGCAGTATGTAATGCACAGTTAGAAGATAGCGATATTGATCTTGCTAACGAACTGTTAAGAGCAATCACACAGTCAATCGGTTATGCACTTGATAAGGCAATCCTTTACGGAACTGGTACAAAGATGCCATTAGGTATCGTTACTCGTCTTGCACAGACTGAAGCACCTGCTGATTATCCAGCAACTGCAAGAACTTGGGTTGATCTGCATACTACTAACATTCTTTCAATTGCTGCCGGTACAAAAGCAGCCGCTTTAATCTCTGCTATCATTGAAGATTCTGGTGCTGCAAAGAGCGATTATTCAAGAGGTGAAAAAGTTTGGGTATGTAACGAAAAGACTTACACTTCAATCGTTGCTGCTTGCGTATCTGTAAACGCAGCTGGTGCTATCGTTGCCGGTGTTGGTGGAACTATGCCAGTAGTTGGTGGCGTAATCGAAGTTCTGAACTTCATCCCTGATAACGTTCTGATCGGTGGTTACTTCGATCTTTACCTGTTAGGTGAAAGAAAGGGCGTACAGCTTGCACAGTCAGAACACGTAAGATTCATTCAGGATCAGACAGTATTCAAAGGTACTGCACGTTATGATGGCCAGCCAGCAATCGCTGAAGGTTTCGTTGCAATCGGTCTGAATGGCGTTACACCAACCGCAGCAATGACTTTCGCAGCTGATACTGCAAACTAAATAACAAAGGGGATGAATAATCCCCTTTATTTTTTAAAGGAGAATTTATGGCAAACGTAGAAATATCAAATGAAAATATGGCAACGTTACTCACCATGTTGGAAAACAACCTTGGTTTAATTCTCGATTGGATGGATGCTGAAGCTAAAACAGCAAAAGAAACTGAATTATCACAATACATTCAGGCAGCAGCGAACTTCATTGATAGAGAAGGTATCACGATTGATTTTGCAGATGTTGGTGATCTGATGTTGATTACAATGTATTCTTCATTCCTGTATGAAAAGAGAATGGATGGTGTTTCAGTTATGCCTAGAGCTTTACGTTATAACCTCAATAATCGCTTATTCCAGGAGAGTTTAACTGATGAGGGATGATGGAGTAGTCAGAATCTGTAATCTTGTAGATCAGGCAGAAAGCGGTGAAATGCCTAGAATGGTTTTACAACAGGTTTCTAAACATTGGTTTGAAAGTAGAACTATTGGTGTTAGTCGTATCTATGCTGCCAGAGGTGTTAACGAACAGATAGACTTGCTGATAAGAATTGAAGAAAACAGAAATGTTACCGCAGGACAATATGCTGTTTTAGGAAATGGCGATCAGTACAGAATATCTTTTGTTACATCAGGCCAGGAAGTAGTCCAGAGATCGAAGTTAACAGATCAGAAATATTACAGAAGTCCTGAAATTGTAGGTTTACCATATACCGAATTAACCTTAACGAAAGTTCAAGATTATTTTGATGTAGAGGATAACAACAATGGTTAGTACAAAGTTGAATAAAGTAAAAGAAGCGTTAACATCCATTGATGGTTTAAAGGTTTATCATTACTGGCATCCTAAACTAAAAGCACCATATTGTATATGGCAAGAAGATAGTGAAGGCGAATCGTTACATAGTAATAATGAAAAATCGGAACAGGTTATAGATGGAACGATTGATTATTACACTTTGAAAGAATTTGATCCAAACGTAGATAACATTCAGGAAGCATTGAACAACGCCGAAGGTATTGGTTGGCGTATCAACTCCGTTCAATACGAAGATGAAACTAACCTAATACATTATGAATGGAGTTTTAGCGTTGCCTAGAATTAAATTTACCGGTTTGGACGAATACATAGCAAAGATAGAACGATTAGGTTACTATCCGAAAGAATACGTAGGGAAAGCAATTTATAAGGGTGCTGAAGTTGTAGCAAACAAAACAAAGGAAGCACTTGAAAAATTGCCGGTAGATAACAGACAAAACAATGTTGAACACAGAACATCAATCAACGCTAAACAAAGAAAAGGTTTGATTGAAAGTTTTGGTATTGCACCTTTAAGGGAAGATGGAAACTTCTTAAATGTTAAGACAGGTTTTGATGGTTATAACGATATAGTTACTGCACGTTGGCCTTTAGGCCAACCTAACGCTGTTATTGCTAGATCACTTGAAAGCGGAACTTCCTTTATGGACAAGAATCCTGTTATTTCAAGAGCAACTAAAAACTCTAAAAATCAGGCAATTACCGCTATGAGAGATAGTTTGAATAACAGTATTGAAGAAATTATGAAATAAGGAGAATTGAAATGGCAAACGGAAAAGTAGTTACTGGTTACTCTTTACCTCATGTTGCATTATATAACGCTAATGGTGGCACACCAACTTATTCAGGTGGTATTCCTCTAGCAAGAGGTATCAATGAATCAATGGATATTGAAACAGGTGATTCTACTAGCTTTTACGCTGATAACGTTTTAGCAGAATCAGTCGGTGGCGTTTTCACAGGCGCAACTATCACTATGACAGTTGATGGCCTTAAATCAGCTGCAAGACAACTCATTATGGGTTTACCGGCTGCAAGTGAAATCACAGTTGGCCAGCAGACTGTAAGCGTATATGACTATGACGATAGACAGGTAATTCCTTATGTTGGCATCGGTTTTATCGTTCGTTATATGGAAAATGGCGTTACAACTTATGCACCGGTAGTATTCACAAAGGCAATCTTCAATATTGATCCTTTGGATGCTGCAACACAGGAAGAAGAAATTGAGTTCCAGACAACTGAACTTGAAGCAACAATCATGCGTGATGATTCTGCAAATCACACTTGGAGAAGAATTGCTGATGATCAGGCAACCGAAGCTGAAGCTTTAGCTGTCTTGAAATCTATGTTAAATATCGCATAGGAGAAACAATGAAAATTAGAGGAAAAGAAATTAAGTTTTTACGTACAGTAAAAGCCACAAGCGAAATTGCAAAATTATGTCCAGATCAGGATATTGAACGTATCGGTGAGTTATTTTCTGGCACGTTACCAACGACTTTAGAAACAGGAGCAAAAATCGCTCATTATCTAAACGAAGGTTACGAAATGAACAAACATTTTGAAGATCCTGATTATGAACCTAATATTATTTCTGTAGAAGAAATAATGTATTTAACTGATTCCGTTTATACAGAATTAATGCAAGCTGCATTAAATAGTATGAATAACGGAGCTGAAGTTACTGTAGAAACACAAAAGTCCAAAAAAAAAGTAAAGAACCAGGAATAAAACTTAACCTTTCCTGGTTTTTGTTTTATGGACGCAAATTAGGGATGAGCAAGCATGAAATACTACATACTCCAATAGGGGAAATGTACGATATGATTGCTTGCTTATCTATTTATTCAGGCGGTGCAAAACCTAAAAAGCCGTCTATGAAAATGGAAGATTTTTTGAAGCTGAAATAAACACGTTTCACGTGAAATATATAAAGGAGTTAAGATGGCATCTCTAGCTAAAATAGGCGCGCAAATAGGCGTAGAAGGATATAGTACATTTGCCAAAACTATAAGTAATATCAAACGTGATATGAAAGAGTTTAAGGCGGAAGTAAAAGCCGTAACTTCTTCTTTTAATGATGAAACAAGAACCATTAAACAGAATAGTGAGTGGAAAGAAAAACAGAATAAACTCATTGATGCAACCAAAAACAAGTTGCAAGAAGAAAAGGCAGCTATAGAAGCTATCACTTCCGCAAGAAGTAAACTAGGTGAAAAGTATATCCAGAAACAGCAGGAGATTTTAAACTCTGCTGTTACTACCAAAGAACAGACTGAACAATTAGCAGAAGCTGAAAGAGAATATGCTAGTGCTATGGCACAGTCTTATTCTGAAGAACAGAAATACAATACACAAGCATCTACTACAATCGCTAATCTAAACGCTTTAAACAAAGAATTAGAAAACGCACCAACCAATCTTATGATCATGGCTGATGCTTGGAAAAATGCAACAAGCAAAAATGGTGAGATCATTAAAGAAATTGGATCAGGCTTTACCAAAGCGTTCACTGTTCCTTATGTTGCCGGTGTTACAGCTAGTGTAAAAGCAGCTGCCGATTGGGAAACTGCATTTACCGGTGTTAAGAAAACAAACGATGAAGTTAAGGACAGTTTAGGTAGAGTTATTTACAGTTATGATGATTTAGAAAAAGCATTGAAAGGTGTAGGGCTTGAAACTGCATCCTCATATACTGAAATTGCAAAGGTAGCTGAAACATTAGGACAGTTAGGTTTTAAAACTGAAGTTGTTGGTGATGCTACCAAATCTATTATTCAATTAGCGGATTCAACTAACCTCGCAGCAGAAGAAGGTGCATCTTATGTTGCAACTATTCTTAATTTAATGAATAGAGGTTTGCCTGTAACGGCTGAACAGGTTAACAATCTAGGATCTGCTTTGGTTTATTTAGGCAATAACTACAACACAACCGAAACAGATATAGCACATATGGCCGCAAGGTTAGCACCTGCTGCTGCACAGTTGGAATTATCTGCCGCTGATGTTTTAGCGTTATCAACTGCATTATCAACCGCACAGATCACAGCTGAAGGCGGTGGTACTGCTATGACACAGGTATTAACCAACATTACAAAAAATGTTGCGAACTTTAGAAATAATGCAGAAAGCACTTTACCTCGTATAGCGGAAATTGCCGGAATGAGTGCGGATGATTTTGCCGATGCTTGGGAAAGTAAACCTATAACAGCAATAGATGCTTTCATTACTGGTTTATCAAAACTGGATGAAAACGGAGAATATACCGCCATTGTATTTGATGAATTAGGAATGAGTGGTATAAGACAAGCACTATCATTAAATGCTTTGTCTATTACTCACAAACAGTTATCAAAAGCAATTAGTGATTCTAACAGAGAATACGAACTAGGAGAAGCTTTAAGTGATGAAGCATCAAAGAAATATAAAACAGTCAATTCACAAGTTCAACAGTTAAAGAACAGTTTAGCTTTGTTGGGTGATTCAATGGGTTCTGTCCTGTTAGATCCTTTAAGAAAAATTGTTGATGGTTTAACTAATTTCTTTGTTAAGTTGTCTGAAATGGATGATGGCACAAAGAAGTTTTTATTAACTATCGGTGGAGTTCTTGCAACTATCGGTCCGGTACTGGTTGCTGTAGGAAAAGGTTTAATTATCGCAGCAAAACTCAAATCAGCGATAACTGCTTTAGGTGGTCTTGCAACAATACTCGCACCATTAAAAGCGATACTTTTAGGAATATTCTCACCAACAGGAATAATCATAGCTGGTATTGCTGCAATGGTAGGAATTATTATCGCTAACTGGGACACAGTAAAAGAAGTTGCCGGTGCAGTTGGTATTGCTTGTCAGGAAGCATGGCAACTTGTAGTTGAAATATTTACTAATATTGTAAATGGTATAAAAGAAAGAATTGAATTAGCTGCCGCTATTGTAACCGGTACAGTTCAACTCATTAGAGATTTCTTTGTAAATAAATTTAACGAAGCTAAAAACAATGTAATAAATACATTCACAGCTTTGAAAGATGGAATATCAAATAGAATCTCAATGATTAGAGAAAATATAATCAATGGTTTAGCACAAGCTTTTTTATGGATTGTAAATAAAGTTCAGGAAGCTAGATCATGGGGTAGAGATTTAGTAGAGAATATTGCTAGTGGCATCAGAAGTGCAATATCAAGTGTAACAAACGCTGTTAAGAACGTAGCACATACAATATGGAGTTACTTGCACTTTACAGAACCGGAAAAAGGTTTATTAAGTAACTTCCATAATTGGATGCCTGACTTTATGTATGGACTAGCTACTGACATTAACAAGTATTCATATCTTGTTGAAGATGCAATAGGAAATGTAGCACGTTCAATGTCTTTAGCACCTAATAACAATTCTGTTAATTATGGCGGTGTTGTTATTAACCTCAATGTTCCAGAAGGTGCAAATGGTCAGCAGCTTGTGAACGAAATTGAAACCGAATTGGCTAACAGGTCGATAAGAAGAAGGGCGGTATTTGGATAATGGATGTATTAACTTATAATGGAGTATCGCTAACAGATTTTCATACTTTTTGGGATGGATCTAACCTATTTTCTATACCAGACGAGGACGGAGAGTTTATCTCCGTTCCTGGTAGAAATGGTGATGTATTTATCTCAAACGGAAAATATAACAACATCACAAGAAGTGTGAACTGTTTTATCAGACAAGACTTTGTAAAGAACTACAATGCTTTAATTAATTATTTAAGATCGCAGAAAGGCTATAACAGGTTTGAAGATTCCAAAGAACCTGATGTGTTTATGTTTGCGAAGTTTGTAAACGATTTAGAGCCAACTACAGGCGCTTTTTTAAAGTATGGTTCATTTACATTAGAATTTAATTTTAAACCGCAGAAATGGCTAAAATCAGGGGAGATAGCAATACCGATTAATGATTCCATATCAATTATTAATCCAACCTCACAAATTGCAAAACCTTTGATTGAAGTAGTCGGAACAGGAACTATTACTATTAATGGTATTGAACTCACCTTATCAACAAACACATCAACAACCATAATCGATTGCGAAAGTGAGAACTGTTATGAGGGAGCAATAAACAGGAATGGCGATCTGACAGTCAGTAATGGTTTTCCTGTTCTCGATCTTGGAGAGAATGAAATATCAGTTAGTGGATGCACGATCAATTTAATTCCTAGGTGGTGGAGATTATGAGAATACTAGACAACACAAAATCTTTATCAGCATTATCTATCGACACAACAAACGGACTAGGCAACATTCAGCCTTTAGAATGTCTTATAACCGAAGAACTAAACGGACTGTATGAAGCCGAAATGACAGTATTAGTAAGTGATGAACACTTTAATGATTTATCGGTCGGAAGTATTCTCTTACTGAATACCGAAAAAGATATGCAGATGTTTAGGGTGTATTATATCTCTAAACCGATCAATCAAAGGTGTGAAATCAGATTACAACATATCACTTATGATCTCACTAAAACTCCTGTTAAACCATTTAACTCAACAGGAGCAGTCGCTTCTTGTTTAGCGTTAAAAAATAATGTATTAGGTAGCACTCCGTTCAATATCCAGACTAATATAGAAAACACAACCTCAAACTTTACTTTAGATATTCCTAGAAGTTTTAGGGAATGTCTAGGTGGCTATGAGGGTTCTATGTTAGACGTATTCAGGGGCGAATATGAGTGGGATAATCTGACTGTTAAGATGTTAAGTAGGCGAGGTGCTGACAATGGAGTTCGTATTTCCTATGGCAAGAATCTTACTGATTTTAAGCAAGAAGAAAACATCGAAAACGTATATGACGGAGTATTGGGTTATGCAGTCGTGGATGATATTACCTATACTGCTTCAAACTACTTTAATAAGACAGGAGCAACAAATCCTAGAATCTTAAATGTTGATTTTTCTAGCGATTATGAAAGTGGACAGATTCCAACGGATGCAGAGTTAATTCAAAAAGAAACCAATTACGCTAATAATAACGATATTGAAATCCCTAATGTTAATATCACAGTTAGTTTTATTCCTCTTTGGCAGACTGAAGAATATAAAAATGTCTTGCCTTTGGAACGAGTAAGTTTGGGTGATACAGTTCACATTTACTTTGACAAATTGAATGTTGAAGCTTCGGCTAGAGTTATTAAAACTGTCTGGAACTGCCTAACTGAAAAGTACGAAGAAATCGAACTAGGAAACGCAAAAGCAAATCTCAATACTGTTATTGATAATGCAGTCGATAGTGGAGTTAATAAAGCGTTAAGCGATTTAGATATTGACACTTCTTCAATCGAAACTGAAATGAATAATCTATCTCGATTAATCGTTAATGGTTTAGGATTACATATCTCAAAAGACGATGCAGGGCGAATCATTTTACACAATGAAGAAACAATCGCACAATCACAATATCAATATAGAATCTCGGCACAAGGATTCGTAGTTTCCGATGATTATGGGCAGAATTGGCGAAGTGGTTGGACAACGAGTGGCGAAGCATATATGAACTCATTAAGTACGATCATATTAAGGGCTATGCAGATATATGGTTCTGTTATTACTTTTGGCGATCCTAACGATAAGTACATTGTCGCACAATCGTATTCAAATGGAGTTACATTTGATGGTTCAGGAACTATAAGATTAAGACCACAGGAACAGTTTATAATAAACAACTTAACTGCTGATGGAACGCATAGCTATAATACGTTCAATATGAACAAAAATGGTTCTTCATCAAATTATATTTCTTTAACCAACTATGATGATACACAGAACTATTTAACTGCAAACTTTATTGAATTAAATGCCCATTTGTATAATTCAAGCACAGATGAATACTACAACAGAACGATTTTAAATAACTATTCAACTGCTAGTGGCACTCAAAACTATGGAAACTATTTGAGTTTAGCAGGATATAGTGATAGGAATCTTGCATATCTTTATAACTATAAGCCTTTAAATGCAGTTGGTGATACTGCTTTACTTGCGAACTATTTGCAATTTACTGCTACATCAACATCAAATGGAACATTCCTTTATAACTATCAGTTATCAAGCAATCATCAGGCGAATCGTTTTTCAATGGGTGCTTATTCAAGTTCAAATACTATGACATTAGTGAATAACAAAACAGGTGGAAATTATTTGGCTAATAGGATTCAAGTTGATTCTAGCTCAACTTACAATGCTATAGAACTTAATAACATTAAGACAACTAGGCAGACGACAACAGGAAACGAAATTGATAGAGGAAATAGAATCTACTTACAAGCACAATCAACATTCAATTCTATTGAAATAAATAATTATCGACCTACGGCTGATTCTACTTTACTTTCTAATAGAGTTTATATGTATGGTGTGCCGACAGGTGGAGATCATAATTCGTTTATAGTTTATAACTATGATGTTGATGGTGCTAATATAGCGAACGCTTTTGAATTATATAAATCAAGCAGTTTCAATGATATTAGATTGAGTTTATATAGAGGTGGAACTAATGTAGCGTATATATATGCTTCTCGTTATTCAGATGGTTCAATAACAGTAGGTATGGGTGTTAACTCAAACGACACTTATGGCTATAAACAAGCAAATATCGCTTGTCAATCAGATGGCACAGTCGCTATTTGGGGGCAAAAAGTCAATTTCAACGGAACGCAGAAGTGGTAAGGGGGAAACAATGAAACAATCGGAAGCCAAACTATTATCCATATCTTTGAAAAGTATGGAAGAAAAAGGAAAGGTTGCAGTCAAGATCGCTCGAAACATAAGAATGATCGATGATGAACTAAAAGAATACTATCAATACGAAGCCGAACTGTTTAAGAAATACGGAATTGAAAAAGACGGACAGTTAGTAATCGACAAGAATTCTGAAAACTATCAGAAGTTTTTAAACGAGATGCAACCTTTAGACAACGAAGAAGTCAGCTTCAATTTTAGACGTTTTACAGATGAGGAATTGGAAAATTCTTGTCTGAATGTTAATCAGGTCTTATTGCTTATGGAATATATGGGGGAACAAGATGTTAATATCAATGACACCGAATGAGGAAGTTAAAACTATTCATGCTTCTTTGAACGATGGGAAGTTGAGGAAGTGGGAGTTTGAGCCTTATACCGAAAATGGAAAGATCGAGTTAACGGATCAGGACTATGCAACAATTCAGAGTATTAAGGGAAAAACTGTTAAGTTTAATCAGATGGTGCAGAATGGTAATTTTGCTAGTACAAGTGGATGGGAAGTATATTTAAGTAATTATGCAACACTATCAATATCCAATAATATAGCAAGAGTGACTTGTATTACTAATCCAACATTAATATATCAAGTAGCTTTACAATCAGTAGAAACTATAAGTAAGGCTGATTTAGTTTTCAAACATAAAATAATAGTTGCATTTGATATGCGTTCTAATAGAACTTTTAACGTAAGAATTGAACCTTATGCCAATTCATCAAGTTTTGGTACAAGACCTACATATAATGGAAATGGAAATAAACAAAGATTGTTATCATATACAGATTTATCAACAGGAACTTATGTAAAACAAAATAGAATATTTATTTATCCAGATATTCTGTTTAATGTAGATGATTATTTTGAAATATCAAATGTCCAACTTTTCGACCTCACTCAAATTTTCGGTTCAGGCGATGAGCCAACCACAGTATCAGACTTTGAAACTTGGTTATCTAATAACATAGGTCTATTACCTTATTATGACTATACTTTAGGTGATTTAATATCATTTAATGGAACAGGACTTAAAACAGAAAACGCAAGTCAAACTGAAAGCAATACTCTATCCTTACCTATATCTACATACTTCCCAACAGGTATGAAATCAGCAGGGAATGTATATGATGAATTAACAGAGAGCAAGGCAACAACAAGGATAGGAAGTAGAGCATATCAAAGTGGCGATGAAGATGATACATCAGTAATTACAGATGGAACTACAACTTATTATGCTTTAACTACTCCAACTGAAGTAGATATATCTTTAGACTTATCCTATGATGTATGGGATAACGGAACAGAACAGATATTACCTGTTAATAGTAGCACACCAACAACAAGTTCAATGAAAGCCACAATCGAATATCCAGATAGAACAGAAGAAGTAAATTTCTTATATAAGCAGACTACCTTTGAATCTGCAATCCCACAATTCAGTTTGGTATGCAAAAATCAGGAACTGCCTATGGCTTTAGAAGATGGCAAACTTATCTGTGAGTGCGACAGTTCAATCACGAATGAGAGTGGCTTTTTTGATTGCAAAGTAAAAATGCAAGACCTTAATTCAGTCGCCTATTCGCAGAAAATACAACTCCATGTAGAGAGGGGGATAAATGATTAATCAAATCTATAACCTCAACATCAATCCTGATAAAGTCAGTCCGATTGTAAGAGTTTCACAATATGATTACAATTCAAGAAATATTCAGTTTGTTATTTATGAAGATGATGAACTATACGATATTTCAGGAATGACTGCACAAATAAAAGTCGGTGAAAATACATATCAAGGCACAATAGAAAACAATATTGTGTCTTTTATTTTCAACGATACTGAATACGCTACAAAAACATTAGGTGAAGTTGTTTTATCTAATAACGGAACGATGGCAACTCTTAACTTTTATCTAGTTGTTGAAGAAACACCATTTAACGCAAATACGCTTAATTTAACGAACAATTCACGTTCAATGAATAATAATTCATTGGAACAAGAAACGATTGAAAATGAGCCTATATCGAGCGAAAAAACAGAAATAAATGAGGTTTTGGAAACAGAAGAAGAAGTTGAAGAAAACGAAGAAGAAATCGAAGAAGAAATAGAACCTGAACAGGTTGGGGAGAAAGAAAATGAAAATGAATGATAAAGTCTATGATGCACTTGCGTTCATCGGACGTATTGTCTTGCCAGCAGTCGCTACTTTATGGTTAGCGTTGGCTGATGTTTGGGGCTTTCCGTATCGTACGGAAATCGGAACTACTCTAGTCGCTATTGATACATTCTTGAATACTCTTTTAGGTATTTCTAGTGTCAATTACTACAACGAACAGAATAAGACTAACAACTACTCCGTAGATGATGTGAACAATGGCTAAATTTAATATAAGTGATTTAACGATCACAGGAACTTATAGTCCTTGCTTTTGGGATAAAAGTTTGAACCCTAACGCTACTATCACAAACGGATTGGCGAACTGCACAACATTAACCTATGGACTTACTATATTATATAACCGACCTTTACCTGTATCTCGTATCGTAAGTGCTGGTCAATGGCACAACTATCTTATAAATAATTGGACTTGTAAGAAGTTTGACAAGTCTATATTAAAAGTTGGCGACATAATCGAGTGGAGTAAATATTGCCATGTTGCGACAGTAGATAAAATCGTAGGTGATAAAGTTTATCTCCATTGTAGTTGGTACACAGGAGAAAACGGAAAGTCCACGCAAGACGGACAGTATGCTACTAGAGAGCATATTAAAACACTTCAGGAACTTTCTGACCTGATGAGCACAAAATACTCTTATCGCTTTTATCATTACTGCACTTTGGAAGAAGAATCCGACATGGTACATGGTGAACCTGAATATATCTTATCTATGCCATTAGAACGCATTTTCAAGCCAGTAGGCGAAGATAAAACAGTTAATCAGGTTTTTATCTCTACTAACACGCAAAACGTCAGAGATAACGATAATAACATTCTAGGAACTGCTCAAAGTGGATTCTATAACGTCTATTCAATCGTACATAATAATGGCTATGATTGGTTTGAGATAGAGGATAATTGTTTTGTTGCAGGAGTAGAGAATAGGGTTTACTACATTCCGAAAGAAATTGATGTAGAAACGCTAAAAAGGGAAAACGAAATGTTGAGGGCTACTATTGACAACCTCAACAACAGATTAAGACAGATACATGAGTTATCAGGAGATTGATTATGATAAATGACATTACATTAGGAGAGATCGTTATTGCGATAGGGGTAATCGGTGCGATAGTTGGTGCAATAGTAAAGGTGGTTAATCCAATAGTTAAGTTAAATAAGAGAATTGATAAGATTGAGGAACATCAAGACAACGATCTTAAAAGGTTTGAAAAGTATGATAAAGACCTGCAACAAGTATTGTTAAGTGTCAATGTTTTATTAAGTCATTCAATCGACAATAATCATACAAATCAACTTAAAGAGCGTAAAGCTGAACTCGATGAATATCTTATCAAGCGTTGATCACAGGCGAAACGTTGGCTTGTGATTTTTTCCTCGTTTTTGGGCGGTAGAAATACCGCCTTTTTTTATTGTATTAGTCAACTATTTGAGTTAATATATATTCAAGGAGCAAATGAGCATTGCACCTTAAATTCATTCGTTCTTCTTTGGTATAGTTCGTTCTGCTTTACATATGGAAGAAAAAAGAAAAGACAGTTGCGGCTGCCTTTTTCTTTTGCATATTAATATATAGATGTTGCGTATAGATGTTGCATATTGACATATAGATGGTGCGGATATATGTATATATCTATTTGCCCATGTCTGCACGGATGAGCGCCTTCAGGTAGGCGTTCTTGTTTTCCTGTTTTGCCAGGTGTTCGATAATATCCGCGTCTGTTTCCCTATTTAATAAAATAGGCTGATATTTGCATTTATCTCTGATATAATTCATATCATAATATTTTTTCTTTACTGAAGTTTTAGCTTTCATAACGTTTCCTTCCTTTCTTATTTTATCAATAATGTTTCAGTTGTTGGAAATAAATTTTTTGTCATCCTGGTTATGCTGATTGCCATTTCGTTTCTGGTGTATTCACCATAAGCATCGCTGCCAAAACAAAACAGCCTTGAAGATCCGTCCTTCATATGCACTCTATACAAATAATCATCTATTTTATCGTGATACATAAAATTTTCTTTCTTGTGATAGTTTTTTTCTATTTCATCTTCAACCAGATTTTTAACAACATTCAGATCAGATCCGGCACAATTGCTTATTATTTCCTTTAATAGTTCTATTTCTTTCTTATTCATATATAATCTCCTATAAACATATAGATGCTGCATATCAACATATAGATGTTGCGCATATATACGCTTTAATATCGTTCTGTAGCTGTTCTGCTGCATCCCTTAATGATTCATCATTTCTGATTATTTCTTCCAGATCATCAACAAATGATCCAGGATTATTTATCAAACCTTCTTTAATGTCGCTGATTCTGTTTTCTTCCATATAGGAAAATGGATCGCCAGAATTGAAAATATCATTCAATCTGGCGGCCAGAATATTTATATTTTTATTCATCGTTTTATCCTCTTAAAATTGATAGTTTTTTGAAAACGAATTGAAATAACCTTCAGAATAGTTTTCCGAATCGTAACATTCAATTCTTAAAATATCGTTTTGAAATTCAGGGAAATTTTTTAATAATTTTGTCAGCGCTGTTTTAGCTGCTCCGGCTGTTTTAAAAGCTGTTTTTTCAATATCGAAATATTCACTCCAGATCATATTATTTTTTCTGGCGTTATTTACTAAAAAGAAATATCCTTCATTTGATTCACTTGTAACAATGTATTTAATCATTTTTTATCCTTTCTTATAAACATATAGATGTTGTAAACATATAGATATTGCATATAGATGTTGTCTATTGATATGCAATATTGATATATAGATGGTGTATATAGATATATAGATGATGCCGCCAGGATCTGGCCGGATTTTTTAAGGGGTTAAAAATGCACCTAAAAAGGCCGGTTTTTTTCCTGGTATATTATTATTTTTTAACAATGGGAAAAGGCCGGAAAAGATCCGGCCGGCCGTTTTTTTTTATGAGCGAATTGACGCCCTAATTTTTGAATCGTTATTAATTAACCATTTAAATGCTGTTTCAATATTTCCATATATTTTTATAAGATCGGTGTGCAGCGTTGAAAGATCACAACGGGGATCGGTGTAGTATTTACAAACCGCGGCCGCTGCTTTTTTGTGATCGGCGGCCGTTTTTATATTGTGCCATACATCAGAACTATAAAAGAATTCTAAAAAAACACAATAAGCGCCGGAATCATTTTTATAAAATTCTGTATTAAAAACAGAATTATAATCCGCATAACCAGCGGCGGCCGATTTTATAGCGGCATTTTTAAATAGATTATAAAATCCCGGTGTAAAATTTTTAAGTTTGTCGGGGGTGATGCGTTCGCGCCCGTTGATTAGTAAATTTTTAAAATATAAATATTCTTTTTTATTTTCTAACATTTTTTTCTTTTTCCTTCCTGGTTATAAGTTGCCATATATCAAAATAGTTATTGATGCCAGAATCGCCACCGCCATATATAACGACTCTTGGATTGTTAACGGTACTAACATACTTTTAAACCGGTCAACGGATCAATTTTGAAATAATAAGCATCGGAAGCGATCTGGCCGCGTTCCCTTATATAGGCTGTTAATACCTTTTCAATTTTTAGACGTGCAGCAAATGCGCGTTGATTAGTTTTTAATTGATCATCAAGATCCTTCATGGCCTCATGATACAATTGATACATTTTTTCGCTGTCGTGCATTGCGGCGTGGACTTTTTCGCGATAGGCTTTTAATGCTTGTTTTTTCTGGTTGTAGTTCATTTTTTTCCTTCTTTCTAACAAGCGTGATATAATATAAACGCTTTAAGGCCTTAAAAGGTTTTAAGTGCGTTTTCCTGGATCGCTGGTGGCGGTGGTATGTTGCCGGCGATCTTTTTTTATCGCTTGTTTACTATACTATATCACTATATATATAGTAATGCAATACTTTTTTAAATTTATTTTCAAATAGCGTAAATAAGCGATTAAAAAAGAATTTTAAAATTTTTTTAAAAAACTATTGCAATACTATATAAATAGTGTATAATGAAATTAAATTAAGGCGATACCACTATAAAAAAAGCCTTAATAAATGGATCGAAGATCCGGAAGGGAAAACGTAAAAAAATGAAATTCACAAAAATTGAAAAAGCTTTAAAGGCACTTGAAAACAACGCGCACCAGGTCGCAACACTTAAAGAAAAAGAAGATACTTTCAGATGGGATGAAAAGGACTTTAAAGCAGCTTCAGAAGTTAACCAGGAAAAAAGATTTAAAATTATTGAAGGCTTTTATTTGAAAGACAATTTAAAAGCCGCAATATTTGAAGAGGCTTTTCCGGCTGTGTTGGAAGTGTTCAAAAAATACAACGGCAAGCAATACGGAAAAGCAACAAAAGAAAAGATTTATAACGAATGTAAAAAAATGAATTTATCCGTATGGGTTGAAGGCTATTATAGCGACACGCTTAATATTACTTTAATTAATCCGGCTACTGGTTGCACTTATTCATATAATAATATAAGTGTTGAAATTTGGAAGAGTGGCAACGGATCGCAAATCGTCAACAAATCAAACACGATCGAAGCCGGCGAAGTATCAGATTATAAAATTTCAAACAACATCAGAACAACGAACGCCGCCGCAGCTGCTAAAAAGTATTTGAAGCAAATTGAAAAGATTAAAGAAAAAGAAGAAAGCTTCAGAAAAGAAATTGAATCTTTTAACGATTTTACGCCTTCAACCATTGATCATGTAAGTAATGCTTATTTAAGATATCCTAATTTATATTAATAAGGGGGTTAAGCGATGAAAAGATATTTAAACGTAAACGGCGAATGGATAACAGAAAAAGTAAATCATAATATTAAACCTGGCGACATTTTCGCGGCGTCGTGGGGTTATGATCAAACAAATGTAGATTTTTACCAGGTGATCAAAACAACGGCCGCAAGTGTAACAGTAAAGGCGATCGAATCCAAAAAAATATATAGTTCAGATATGGTCGGAACCGCTCAACCATTAAAAGATAAATTTATTAATGATGAAACGATCCGCCGCGCTTTATATCAGTTTGGAACCGATGCGCCATATATAAAAATTGCCAGTTATGAATACGCGCGCCTGGTTGATCCTAATATTAAAATGCGATTCAGTGAATACGCTTGAAAAGATAAAAGCAGCTGTTAAAAGCTGCTTTAATTAATGAGGTGAAGCAATGCAAGAATATTATAGTGAACTATTAAAAAATCATAATTATTTTATTAGAAAGAATAAAAGCGGGGTTATAGTTCAATCTATTTATATTAATGGTTTAATCCATTACAGCGCCGGAGATATTAAAGAAATATTAAAAAGTATTTCAGAAGATCCGCAAGAGATCAGATCCGCGGACGATATGCGGCAGCTCATACAGGAATTAAAAACCTTTTACAAGTTGCGCATATATGCACCAGATAAAAAGCGCATCAGATCAGAAGAAAGAAAAAGAACTATTAATTATAAGATGGGTGTATCATTTACGAACCGCGGCCGGCGTGCTGGCAATATGGAAGAATGGACGATATAAAAAAAAGAAAGGATATAAAAAAATGAAATATATTAAAAAATTATATGATTATATGGAACGCGATATAGAAAACATTAAAACAGATATGGGATGCGATTTTTTAACAGAAAACTATGGAAGGGATGGAAACGTTTATTTCTGGTATTTTGACGGCGTTGTCGATGTTGCAATAAATGAGAAAGACGGCACCATCATAGAAAATGAAAAAATAATAGAGGATCTATTTTGTTAAAAAATAGAAAGCTATAAAAAAATAAAACAGCTTATAAAATAGGCTGTTTTTTTATGCTTTACTGATAGAAAGATATAAAACTATATAAAATATAATTATGTTTAATAATAGCGCTTTAAGCGATGTTTTTTTTCGTCTGGTTTAATTCTGGCGCACCTGTATGTATGCACACATATGTATTATATATAATTATCTTGTGAGTTTTGTTTCCTGGTTGATCAGATCCAAACCGGAATAAAAGAAAAAAATATAATAATTTAATCAGATCATAACAGCATTTTAAACGATTGAAGGCCGGCGGCGGCTGGTTTTTGTCTGGTTTTTGTTTTGAATTAGTTAGTTAGGGCGAACGAACCGCCCCCCATGGAAAAGTGCGCTATGAGAGGTCGCCGT